CTAACACAACATGTCGACAAGAACCAGCAGCACACCAACAGCCGTAACGCAGATGCCGACAAACGCGGCGGCAGTATCCTTCGCGGCGAAGGCCTTCCCGATCGCATCCAGCTCGGCCAACTTCTCGTCGAGCGCAGCCAGAATCGCCTGATCGACCTGGCCCGGTAGCGTCGCAAGGTCATTCTCGGCACGACGCAATCGCTCCTCGAACGTTCCCGTGCCGGTCAGATTCACCGAGCCAATCATTTCGACGCTCGGCGACACGTCGACACCGAATGACACCTTCTGAGGCGCCTGCCGTCGCGCGATCTGCGCACGCAACTCGACTCGCTTAGCTCGGACACTGTTGCGCCATTCGTCGAACTTTCCTGTCACCCGATTCCAGGCGTGCAGCAAACCGAGCGCGGTGAGGACTGCACCAAGAAGCTGTAGACACGTTCCCACTATCTGCATGGTCGCCATCATCCGATGGTTTCCCCGCAAAAGGTGATCTGTTCGCAGGACACGCCCACTAATCCGGGACGGCCCCGCCTGTCTCATCCCGCTCGGCCCAGTCCAGCTCAATGAGCTGCATGAGATGCCCGCGGGCGAGCGTCGACACCGGCACGCCTTTCCGTTCCGCGATGCGTTCCAGGGCTTCCAGTTCGTCGTCGTTGAGTCGCACCTGTAGTACGCGGCCGCGGATCTGGTTGGGTCGGCTCGTCTTGACGTGCGCGGGCAGTGGTGAACCGTCGTCGGGCAGGTCTTTGACGGCTTCCGCGTCTGCTGCCACTTCGTCGATTAGGTCGGCGAGTTCCTGCTTGCGGGTCATGGTTGGTCACGATAGCCACGGTGGCCGACACACACATCAGTCATGCCCGGCCCGCCCGCCGCGTCTTCTCCACCCCGCCACACCACGACTGACACACCTTCAACACGTGCAGGGGTTGCGCTTTGGCCGCCGCAGTAGCCAGCGTGTCGTCCACCGTGCCCGGCTCGGCGGCCAGCAGGCGATCAATGTGGGTGCGGACCATCTGGCCGTTGAGCTGGCCGCCGGCCGCCACCACACCACCCGCCGCGTTGAGCACGTCGAGCGCGACGATTTCGGCCGCTGCCCGCGGTGTGAGGCCACCACGACGGCCACGCAACCCGACAGTCTCCGCGTCACTCATCGGCAGCCACCGTTTTGGCGGCGTAGCCGGAATTGCGCGGGGGCCGGCGTGGGCACTCAGCGCCCAAGCAATCGTGGTCATCCAGTTCGCCGCAGAACGGAACATCGCCCCGGCGTTGGTCGGTGCCCGGCCGCAGCGGCTTGTGACCGTGTTCTTTCTGCCAGGCGTCGGCCTCGGCCCGCCAACGCTGATACGCCACCTGATGCTGCCGTTCCCATGCCTCGGTGCCGGCCGGCGCAAACGGTTGCTCCACCCATGCCCCCGGCCGATACGTCAGCAACTCGCGCGGCATATCCGGCCGATACACGACCGACACCACCCTTTTTCGTGGCCTAACCGGCATTGCCAGCCCCCTCATCGGCGAAATCCTTCGGCAAGCCAACCGAGGCGACCAGCTTGGCGAGGGCGAGCCGCCTGGCTCGAATTTCCGCATATAATGGGTGCACACGTGGGCCTTGCGCGGACTCGATCACCGGCGTCACATCAGCCAGGGCTGCTCGCAAAACCGCCAGCTCATCCACCGTGTGACATGCCTCGACCAGCACCGCCGACGCCGATTCATCCAATTCGTAGCCATCGGTCACGGCCTGCCACAGGCGTCGGCCACCGGCCCGCAAACCGCGGGGCGTTCTCGTCATTGAAGCCTCCTCAAGGCCCGTTTTTTCAAAAGTTCTGGGGATATAAGCCGCCTATGCCTTGGTGAGGTGCGGCGCGGTGTCGAGGGGGTCATCCCCCCAGGTCATTGGGTCATGGTTTTCATCCCCGCAGGTCGGCGTAGTGCACACCTGGGTCTTGGATCGTGTATTTGTTTGCATCGTTGACATGGCCCATATCTGCAGCCGTCAGGTAATTCGCTTCCATATTTGAAGGTCGCTGCCGCCGACCGGCTGACATGCCGTTGCGCGGGGTCAGGCCGTGCACCTCAGCGATAGCGTCAGCGTCGACGGTGTTGGAGCGCAACCGATTGCATCGTCGATGTGTTGCCCTGCTGCTTTCGCAGCGTCTCCGTTCCGCCGCGTGAGATAGGCACCAAGTGGTCGACCTCGAAAGCGTCGGGTTCATATTGTTGTGCGGTGTAGTTGATTTCTCCACCACAGATTCCACATTCATCACCGCGCGCACGAATGATTGCACGTATCTTGCGGTCGGCATGTTGGTATTGCCGGCGGCCGTTCTGGCCGTATCGTGCTTCAACCATTGTGTCCTGCTTATTCGATTGTTTGGATTGGTGTTGTGGGGGCATATCTAGGTGGGATGGTGCTGATCCACCAGCCCCGCCCCCGTCGAGGCGGGATACCCCCATCCAGATATGCCCCCCAGGGGTGGGGGTGCCGCACAGCCTGGCTACCCCAAACGGCGAGCCTGGCCGGCGCACACCCCACCCCGAGCCCTAGACCATGACCGCGGCGGCACCGCCAGTCACGTGGCCTTGCCCGCGCCGGATCAGGGCTTGCTGCTCCAGTTCGATGCCGCGATGGCTGGCGATCGGCTGCGCGGCGGCGATAGCTTCCTCCAATGTCGGCCACCACAGCGTGGCGCCCAGTCGCAAGCCCATCAGATATACGTTGTTGAAATACCGCGGGACGCTAGCCAAGTGGTGTTCAACGACGGTCGGATCGGCCCACTCGGAACAGCGTGTGCCGTTGATGTTCGCCACGTCCTTCGGCCACAGGTAGGCGTCTCGCAGTTCATACAGCTGCAACAGCTCTGTGCTTGCGGCTGCTAGACCGGACACTGCAATGGCATCGTCTGCACGCCCGGCAGCGAGCAGGGCCGGCAGGTCTGTCTGGTCGAGGTCGGCGACCCGTTGAATGGCTTCGATCTGCTCATCGGCCAGCGGGCGCAGCTGCTCCACGATCTCGTCGCCCGCGTCGAGCAACGCGGTGAGCGCCCGCCGGCTGGCGGCCTTCAAAGCCCCGTCGTGCGCAGATACCAGGCGGGCGTGCATGGCCTCGCGCGTCGCAGCTTGCAACAGTGCTTCATGGTTCGCCCCGGACAGGTAACCGTCGACGATGGCGCCATCATCAGGCTCTACGGGTCGACGATCGCGGATCTGATCGACCAGCCCGAGCGCGGTCTGTACTGGCGTGGGGTACTGGACGTTTCGGGCGTCTAGCGCCTCACGGGCGCTGGTGAGCCGGTAGGTCGGGTCATATGACCAGGTCATAGCGGTGTGCCTCGTATTCAGTTGTGGTTGGTGATGGTTAGCCGCTGTAGCCGCGAAGGGCTTCCGCCGCTCGCTCTTTCGTTGCCGGCCGGCCCCGGTCGAGCCCACGGCTACGTCGCAGGGCGGCGGCGGCTCGCTCTTTCGGATCGGTCGGTTCATCGGGCGGCCGGACGCGTGCCACCAAGGCGTCGAAGTCGTCGGCGTCCATGTCGGCGAGCTGCTGCTCAGCAAATGGGCCAATGCTCATTTGGTTGTCTCCTACTGAAAATCGTTGATGTAGCCCAGGATTTCGGCGCGCTGGAACACCCAGCGGCCGGCGACCTGTTGGCCGCGCAGCAGGCCGGCACGGCGCTGCACCCGGCGCTCTGTCCAGCCCAGCAGGGCCGCTGCCTCGCGGGTGCCGACTTGCTGTTGTGCGCATACGGTCGAGTCTGTCAAAGCAGCCCCATTTTGCTGTCGGCTAGACGACACCCATGCGCGGTTTAGCCTGTCCCGCAGCGCAAGAACCTGCGGCGGGCAGCTCACGCCGCCGATCTGACGCCGCCGCACAGCCTCCGAACAGGCCCACAGGGCAGCCCGGAGCTCATCGCGGGTCAGCTCAACCATTGGCCGCTGCCATCTTCAGCAGACGATCTTGCGCAAAGGTGGCGGCCCTCCCACGGGAGGACAGACAGACCACGCCGTAAGGTCCGCACTGGGCTAGCAGACGGCCAGCCAGTCGGCGCGTGCCGCCCCGGCCATCGGGGATCGTGCGGGGTACGGAGCGCACAGCGCCGGTCGTCGTGTGGATTTCGTAGCCGGTCCACCCGGGGATCGGTGCCCACTGCCCGCCGGTCACCGGCCGGCCTCCTGCCAAACCAGTCGCGGTGCCCCGCAAGCCCAGATGTGAGACCAGCGGTCGTTATCGGTGAAGGGGTCCCGTTTGTTTACCAGGCGGTGCTGCCATCCGCCGGGTAGACGCCGCCAACCGCTCACGGGCAGGTGCTGCGCTTTAACAAGATCACCGGCCGCAGTGGCTGCCAGCACCAAACGTCGCGCACCGGGGATGTGCCCGTGGATGACTTCGACATGCTGGATATACGCGGTTGGTAGCTCGGCGACCTGCACGTCGGTGACCACCGTGCCGTCGTCTAGTTCGAGCTGGCGCCCCGGGCCGCTCACGCGGCGCCCCGGGCGTTGAGCAGACCAATCCCGTGCAACCAGGCGGCAAGCTCGTAGTTGCTTGGACAGTGCCGGCAGTCGCAGGCCAGCATTGAAATCACGTCGGCTTCTCGGGCTTGGCCGCCGTGCCGGGATGCCGCGGTAAGGCGTGCGCGTGCAGAGGTTGCGTTCTGATGCTGGAAAGCCTCGGCCGACGCCTTGGCTGCGGTGCCGCGTGAGATGCGGGCGCCATGCACGCCGATCTGTGAGCGGCGACGCATGATGCACGATTCACCGTGTCTGGCCGCACAAGATGGGCAGGGCACACCCATTGCGATCACGGCCACCGGGTGTGTGGCGGTCACGACGCTGCCGCTCGGATTGCGGCGATCAGGTGGCCGGCTAGTTCGTTTGCCGTGTCGAGGTCTAGCGCGAATTCGCGTTGATCGCCGTGCACGTCGGTAAGCCGGACTGCGATCACTTCGGTGGGGTCGCCGAGCACGTTCTCGGTGGCGGCGGTCACTTCGATGTCATCCATGACGTTCGATTTCTCCTGTATTTAGTTGTGCTAGATGTTTTGGCCGTCGTGGTGTTATCGCAGGTCGGCCAAGCGCGACACCCAGTCGCGCCATATATGTTTGCTGGCGCGTTTAGTTAGCTATATATGACAATCCACCACCCTCCCCAGGGAAACGCCTGGTCGGCTACAAACGCGCCAAAATATATATATAGGCGCGACTGTTGGCGCGACTGCGATCACGCTGCGGCCTCAGTGTTTGCTGACGGTGGCAGTGCCCAGAGAGTTTTTGGCGGTACTTCGCGGGTCCGTTCGACCTGTATGTCGAGTTTTCGGGCGGCGCGTTGGATGGTTCTCTCACTGAAACCGAAGCCGGCACCTTCCGCCCGCACCTCCAGGGATGGCGTCTGACCCTTGGCCGAGAGAAAGCCTTTCAGCCAGCGTGCGCACTCACTCACAGCTGATTCCCGCCCGGTGGCCTGCTCGTCTGCCAGTAGGTCACGCACCGTCCGGTCGGTGGCGCCGATCAGTTCGAAGCGCCCCATGTCAGCGGTTCGACCATCCGAGACGGCGACGTGCTGCTGTCCGATGCGGTAGGCGAGGTTCAACCCATCCACCCCGCTACTGTTCTTGCTCTGCGTCATGACGCGGGTGCCGTCTTCGGCTTCACGATCGACAGCGAACCCGAAGACGCATCGGGCGACCTCACCGAACGCTGATGAGCCGTTGATGCCGGCCGTTACGTCCCGGGCTGCCTTGGTCAGGTGGCCGATGCCGAGCACCACCCCGTCGATGGCCTCGGCGATTTCTGCCCACGGGGTGAGTGCTTCGCGTACCTCGTTGGATCGATACAGGTCGGGGCCGGCGCCGAGAGTAGACATGAGCGGATCGAGGATGACGGCCCGGATCTCGTTGTCGGCGCAGACCGCGAGGATGTCGGCTTTGTCGGCGCCCGCGGTGATGCGGGCCGGGTCGCCATCGGATTCGAGACGTACGAGACGCTTCGGGTCTGCCCCGGCGGCTTGCAGAGACGGAGCGACGACGTGCCGCCACGATTCCTCACCGGCCACGTAAAGGACGTTGATCGGTTTGCCCTCCCAACAGCCGGACAGGGTTCCTGTTGTCCAACCTGCGGCGAACCACCGGGCTGCCGTTGATTTGCCTGCGGCGGGGCGCCCCACGAACAGGGTGAGGCCACCTTTCAAAATGCGTCCGCGGCCGTCGTATTCCCACGCCCACTCGGGTACCGCGGTGTCGATCGTGTCGAGTGTCCGCACCTGCCAACGGGAACCGGCCGCTAGGGCTGCCGGCGCCGCCGTGGCGGGGCTGTGTGCAACGCTGCCGGCCTGCCGCCCGGTCCCGGCCAAACTGTCCAGGGTCGGCAAATTGTTGGCGTTAGCGGCCCGCTCCGCTTGCCGTTCAGTGCTTTTGGCTCCCGCCCGCCCGATGGCCCAGGCGGTGATGCCGTCCCACGCGTGCCGGGCCTGCTGGGCGGTAAGGGTGGCGCCGGGGTGGCTCGGATCGGTCTTGGCGACCATGAACAGGTCGCGCAGTTTGCGTTCGGCTTCTGCGGCCGGATAGATCCCTGCGGCGGCTTCATCCATCGCCCAGCACATGAGTGTCACCGCTGTGTTGTGGCGGGACTCCCCGGCGGCCATCCGCTCATGCCACCGGTTGATGACGGCGCCAAGCAGCTCGGGCCGCGCCGATTTTGTGTGTTCGGCCAGGAACGCCGCCATTTGCTGGTCGGTGGCGGCGTCGGCGTCGACCAGTTCGGCGTTGGGGAGTAGGTCGGCGATCTCGTCGGGTAGGACCGGCAGTGTTCCGTTGCGCTGCCAACGGTATTCACCGCCGTCCGGGTGATCCGATGGCGCCACCAGGACCACCCCGTTTTGGCCGCGCACTTCTCCCCAGTCACCACAAAGTTTGCCGGTGCCGTTGCCGAACTGGCGGCCTGGAGGGACCGCAAACAGGTAATGGCCTCGGTCGGCCGTGCCGGGGCGGGTCGACTGGTACGGGGCTGTTGGCAGGTGTGCAGCCAACACGGCTGGCACCTTGTCGGGGTGGTCTACGTCGAACACGATGGCCCCGGAGCGGCCGCAATGAATGGCTATTCCGTCACTGCATCCGGCCCAGTGCGCGGTAACGCTTTCCGCGTCGCGGACGGTTTTTGCTTGCCAGCCTTTGCCAAGGCGTGAACCTGGGTCTTTCGTTCCGGGTCTGATCGGCGCGAGGAACCACCCGGCCGCCGCATAGGCCAGCGCAGCGGTGAGCGTGTCAGTGCCTGGCTCGACGTTGGGAATGGAAAGTGGTCTGCCACATGGCATGTGTTAAAATGTCCTGACGTATTTAGTTGTATGTCGGCGCCGCCCACCGGCGTCGATGGTGAAGCCGCCCGGACCCTTTCGGTACCGGGCGGCTTTCGCAGTTAGGCGGCTTGTTGGCGCACTGTTTCGGCCTGCGCGCGGCGTGCCGGCCGCAGCAGCTCGGCCAGCCGATTGCATTGCTCATCGGTGAGCGGGGGCGCTTCGGCCAGCACCTTTTCGATGTAGCTGGCCGGCGTCAAGAAGGCTGGAGCGGCCCCGACTTGCGTCCGAAGCTTGACGGCTTCGGCTGGGTCAATGAGCAGCTTATGACGGCCGATGCGTATAGCAGGGATGCGCTTTTCGCGGACCCAACGGCGAACGGTGTCGGGCGTGACGCCGATGAGATCGGCGAATGCGGTAGGTGAAATCGGTTGCGCCGTCGGCGACATGGGTCACGCTCCTGTATTCAATTTTGGGTACTGCTGGGGTTGCTCGACTGGAACGGTAGCACGCGTGATGCGTCAAAAACGCGCGATACGTGCCATTTGAATCAGCTCCAAAGGTGTTGTGCAGTCAATACTTACCCGTGTTTTCGCAGATCGCACACCGTAACCGGTGCTGAAATGTGGACTATTCAGTCCCGATATTCGGAATGAATTAACGCCAGACCACCTGGACCCGTTCAGGGTCGAACCGGTCGCCATTGCTGGCTCGATAGCCTTTGCCCACCGGGGCCACCGTGATGTCTACCAGTGCCCCGAGAACAGCCCTAAAGCGATCCGGGGATAACGCTTTCACCGCAGCACCCGCGGCGGCAGTGCCGAGCGGGACCCCATCGAACACGCGGACCCGGGCGGCATCATGCTGGCTGTTCTCCACGGCGGCCAGCTTGGCCTCGATAACCTCCGTGGCAGTTTTCACCTGTCGTGCCGTTAGGAGTCCTTCGGCGTAGTCAACGCCCAGCTGGTCAAGCTGCGCCCGCAGGGCGTTTGCTTCGATTCGCAGGGCCTCAGCTTCGGCCTGGTCGTGCAGCTCGGCACGCAACAGGTTCACGGCATCCGGCTTCGCCAACCGCCCGGCAACCAATTGGTACAGCAACGGTTCGACATGCTCGGCCCGGACACTGACACCACGGCATCGACTGCACACGTAGACGATCGAGTGCCCGCTACCGTCGCGGTGCATCTGCCAATTGCCCGCCAGATGGCCGCCGCAGTCAGGCTTGCCGCAACCCAATACACCAGTGAGCAGATACCGGCGAACTGTCCGTTTGCCAGGCGCCCGCCCGGGCGCATCCATCACCGCCATCGCCGCCCAAAACGTCTCTTCGTCGACGATGGCCGGCCACGCGCCCGGGCCAACAATGCTGTCTCGACTCACCGGCCCCCTTTGCGCCTGATAGGTGCGCAACCCGGCGTTGCGCGGCTTGCGTAGGAACGTCGTGACCTGTCCCGGGGTCCACAGTTTGCCGCGTAACGTCAGCGCACCCGCCCCGTTCCACAGCTTGCATACGTCGGCCAGCGATGCGCCCGCGATGACCGCGGCATAGGCCTCGCGGATCAACGGCGCGGCCACCGGGTCCAGCTCGCGGCGGTCGCCCCCGGCGTCGACATACCCGAAGGCCTCCCGCCACTTCGGTATGCCACGTTCGGCCAGCTGCTGGGCGGCCCGGCGCTTACGGTCCCCGGAGTGCTCGACTTCGGCCGTGGCAACGGCACCCATTATGGAGGCGACCATGCGACCGGTCGGAGTCGACAAATCCAACTCCCCGGCGGTGACCGTGCGGAACTCGACACCCTTGGCCACATCCATCAGGCGCGACAGGTCGCCGAGCTTGCGGTAAAGGCGATCGGGATGCCAGGCGACCACCGCGTCAACCTCGCCGCGCTTCATCGCATCAAGCAAGGCCTCGAAACCGGGCCGAACTTTGCCGCTGGTCGCCGACCTGTCGTTGTCGGTGAACACATAGGCCACCGTCCAACCAAGCTGGTCAGCCAGGTTGCGGCAATCGTCGCTTTGACGTTGCACCCCAAGGGATTCCCCGGTGCGGTCCATTGAGATTCGGGTGTACAAAGCGGCACGCATAGGTGTAGTGTACTCGGCGGGTCCGCTGATGTGTGCGGCAATAGCATTTGAGATTCGAGGGGTGGGTGGCACCGCCGTCGCCACGGGGAATCGTGTGGTCGATGTCGCAGTCGAGGAGCGTGTCAAGTTTTTTGTGTAAGTCGTCTTGCTGAATTCTTCGATTGTGGTGCTTACAGGTACGGCTCGACGCGGTCTGGGTAGACCAGTACGAGCTGTTCGAGCGCTTTCTTCCAGTT